AGTGCTGCAGCACTCCGTCCGCGTAGATGCCGTACTCCCACTTGCGCGACCGAAGCGGCCACTCGATCTGGTAGTACTCTTGGCGCATCTTCATCTGGTAGACGTTGGTCACGTTCGACAGCGAGTACGGAAGCGTGTCCGTCAGCGCCAGGATCGTGCCCTGCGGCATGTCCGGATGGATCTCGATCTCGACGGCCTGCGCGGCGCCCATCGTGAAGCGGTTGAAGTACTGGCGCACCATGACGCCACCCTTGATGGCGTCTTGCTGCGTCTGGATGACGAAGCGCTGCGCCGCCGAGGTGGTGCCTGCGAGAATCTTTTTCGAGATGTCGTAGGCCTGCTGGTCGGCCATGAGCAGGCGCGTCGGACCGAGGCGCGCGTTCTGCCACATGGACAGGAGCATCGCGTCGATCTCGACGATGCCGCCGGCGCCGTCAGAGGTGAGTGTCGCCGTGCCGGAGAGCACCTTTTGGTACGCGCCGCTGTTGGCGGCGAGCGCCTGGTAGAGGAGTCCGTCGAAGACGAGCGCGTCGGCGCTCTGGTCGGTCGACAGCGTGGTCACGAGCTGATTGCTCGCGTTGGGCGGAGTCGTCAGCGTGGCCGCGCTGGTCGGCGAAATCGCGCAGAGCCTCTCTTGCCCCGAGGTCGTGCCGACGAACCAGGCGTAGCCCATGGCGCCGGTGACGGGCGTCGTGAGCGAGACGGACAGCGAGTGCGTGTTGCTCGCGTTGTTCGAGGTCGTCGCGCTGCCCTCGGCCGAGACCGCGCTCGAGCCGCCGCCGTACTGGTCGACGGACCCGTCGGCGTTCGTGCGCGTCACCAGGCCAAGGACGATGTTCGTCGGCTGGGCCGCGGCGACGACGCCCGTGCCGAGCCCTGCGCCACCGACGTTGCCGGCGGACGCGACGCCGCGGGCGGTGAGCGCCACGGCTTTGACGTAGTAGGTCGTGTTCGCGAGGAACGTTCCGCCGCTCGTCACGTCGGAAACGTTGGGCGTGCCGGGGGCAGTGAGCGCGTAGCTCGTCAACCCGCCGAGGATGATCGTCTCTTCCTGCCGCATGAACGACATGAGCAGCGTCTTGGTCGCGACGGCGCGCAGGTCGTCGAACGTCTGTCCGGCGTATTGCGCCTCGAAGTCCACGTTCGACTCGAGACCGAGACCCTTGTAGATCGCGATCTTGTCCTGGGTCGTATTGAGCGTGACGCCGCCGCGGTTGCCGCCGCTGACGCCAGCCGAGAGAAGGCTGCTGTTGTACTGCGTAATCGCGCGCCAGTTGGCCTGGATACCGCCTTTGCCGCTCACGCGGGGGATGCGGTTACGCAGTGGCGTGAGGTCCGGGACGAGCCACTTGGCGCCCGCTTCGAGATCGTAGGCGGTGAGGCCGCTGATCGCCGAAGAGGACTGATGCCAAGTCGAATTGGCGTCCTTCGTGAGACCTTTGGTGAAGTGAAACGCGAGAATGTCTTGGGACGCCTTGGCCTTGCGAAGAAGGTCCAGGACGTCGCCGCTTCCGCCGTCGGGCATGGGAGCACCTGTTTCGGGTTATGGGTTGGCGTCGGTCGCCGCCTGCACGCGACCCACGCGCCCGCATTCAGGCTCCCGGTTTGGCTCTCCCGGTTGCCCGCGCTGCTGCCCTACCGTCCCCGGCGAGCGCACGCGGCTGGCGCGCAATATCTGGGCGTTACTGAACTACGAGAAGCTCCGGCGCGTAGTGGCGCAGAGCGATTACGAGGTTGATCGCAATGAGCACGTTCACGCGATGAGGCTTCATCCGCGTGGCGCGCCGAACGGAACCGGCCCGTTGCGGTGGATGAAGCGGATCGCGAAGTCGGCCTTCTCGGCGGGGCTCATCTTCTCGAACGCGGCGTTCAGCTGCTCGGAGGTGTCCTCTTCGCCCTTGCTGACGACGCGGTAGGGGCCGGACTGTCGCTCGTGCGGTCGTGCAACCGGCTGCTCGCTCAGCTTCTTCACGTAGGCCGTGAGCTCGAGGATCGATGCGCGCGCCGAGTCGATGTCCTTGCGCATGCTGGCGTTCTCCGCCTGCACCTTCTCGAGTTCACCAGCCGGAGCGGCCTTAGCGCTCGCCGCCTCGTGCCGTTCCGTGGTGTCTTCTTGGGCCATCTCCTCGGCGCTGTCCGTGATGCTCTTGGCCATTGGGCACGCGGCGCCCGCCTCGACGAGGCGATCGTGCGCCTTGGTGAAATGGTGCAGGTCGGCCGCCGAGTGCTTCGCCCCGGCTTTGCCGAGTACGCCGCCGGCGGCAGCCTCCTTCGTGGCCCCGCAGCCGACGCCGAGCTTCGCCATGTGGTCGTGCGCCGCGTCTAGGTGCACCTGTTCGGCGCCAGAATGCGCCTTGCTGCACTTGCCGAGTTCGTCGAGATGACCGTGCGCCGTGTCGAGATGCGCTTGGGTCTCGCCCGAGTGCCGCGCGCCCTTGGTCAGGTCGGCGGGGACAGCCTTGTAGAACTTCTCTTCGTCGGCTCCGTCGCCGTCGCCGCGCCAGTCGTCGGCGGGCGGGTGCGGGCAATTGGCGCCCGCCTTTGCCATGTGCCCGTGCGCCTGCTCGAGCGCGTGCGACTGCCCCTCGCTCGCCTTCGCCAAGAGTTGCGGGTGCGTCTTGGCGACGGCCTTCGCGAGCGCATGGCCGCCTTTCACCGAAAGCGCCATCTCGAGCCGCTCACCCATCTCGAACATCTCGTCGGGGGAGAGCAGCTCACCGCCCTCTTCGTGGACCATTTCGCCGAGGATCGCGCAGAGATTCGTGACGGCTTCCTTCAGCGCAACAGGGAGCTTCGACTCGGTGTCGCCCTCGGCCGCCTCTTCCCACTCCTGATCCTGCTGCAGCCACTCGAGCTCTTCGATGAGAGCGGCGAGCCGCGCAACGCCGTACATGCCTTTGCGCAGTTCGAGCGCGACCAGGGCCTTGTCGGCGCCCGGCTTCCACGCATCGGGCAATTCGCCCTCGGCGCCGAGGGCCTTGGCGCGCGCGATGATGTGCGCCTTGACCTTCGTCTTGTCTTTCGCGCGCCCGTAGGCCTGGATGGCGTTCTTCAGGTCCTCGACGCTCTTGATAGGAAACGACCCGTCGCTCATCGCCTCGCCGGCGTCAGCGGCCTTGTCGCGCTCCTCCTGCGAGAACTCGCGCTTCGCAACCGCGGCGTCGGCGCTCGCGACGACCGCCTTTGCGGCGTCGATCGCGGCCTGGAGCTGGGCGGACGGGTCGGCTGCGGAGGCCGCGGCCTTCGCGAGCTCGTCGTTGTGAGCCTTGGCGAGCGCCTTGGTCGCGAACGTGGCGCCGTCCTTCGCCTTCCAGACTTGCTCGAGCTCTGGAGTGTCTGGTCCGGGCGCAGCGGGCGCAGCGGGCGCGATCGGGTCCGTCTTCGACGCGGCGAACGTTTTCTCTTCGACGCCGTCCGCCTTCACCATCTGGAAGTGCGAGCCGGGGTTGGCCGGGTTGTCGACGAGCGATCCTTCGCTCGGCCTCGCCGTGTAGCGCGTGCCGCCGTTCGGGTCGGGCCACTTCTTGATGTACTCGCCGCCGATCGAGAATCCCGTGTAGACGCCCTCGGCGACCTTCTGCCATTCGGCGTCGTCGACGACCTTGGCGCATACGTCGATGCTCGCTGTCGCGTCGTTGCATAGGAGCGACACGAACTTGCCGGCCGCAACCTTGCCGTGCATCGCGCGGAGGTTGCCCATGCTCTTCCCGTCGGTCGCTTTCGCGATCTCGCCGGACCATTCCTCGACGTATTTCTTGCTCGAGGCGTAGTCGAAAATCTCGCCGGTCTTGTCGACGGTCTCGTTGGCGAGCGACCCGTAGACGAGTCTCTGCACCGCATCGACCTTGGTCAGCGGGATGAACATGTTGAGCGTCGGCATCGGTTTTCCTCACTCGGCGGCTTCGTCGCCGGCGTCCGCGTCGTCTTCGTCCGCGTCCTCATCGGAGTCGGACTCGTCGTCGTCAATTACGGCCACGAGAGCGCAGCGGCAGTTGTGTGTTACAATGCCATTAGCGACGTACCATCCAGGTTCCGTCTCGAGGTTGAACACATGCCCAACAAACGCATCTCGCCTTATGCTGACGATTTTGTCCGCGAATACGTATCCGGACAGTCTGTCTCTGATATCTCTTCCAAGTACGGAGTCGAACGGAGCACCGTCTATCGGGCGTTGGGGCGAGCCGGGGTCCCCGTTCGCCCCCGGTCTATCTTCGATAGGGAGCTCGCCGTTCGTATGTACATCGACGGTTCGTCTGAGCTGTCCGTGGCTACTGAGCTCGGCGTATCGAGACGGGCGGTCCGTCTGGCCCTCGAACGCGCTGGCGTTCACATTCGCAGCCAGGGCGAGGCCGAAGCCCTGAAATGGCAGCAGATGACGCAGGAGCAGCGAGATGCGCAGGTGAAGGCTGCGCACGATACGACCCGTGGCCGCACGGCCTCGTTCGAAGAGCGAGCGGCGCGTGCGCGTACCGTTGAGGCGCTTGCGATCCATACGAGCCACATCGAGGATGCCGTCGCCTCGTCGCTGGCCGATCACGGTATCCGCCTTGTCCGCCAGAAAGCGTTGGGTCCTTACAATTGCGACTTGGCTGCCTATCCCGTCGCCGTGGAAGTCTTCGGCGGCAAGTGGCACTTTTTTGGACGTCATCTCGCCAGAACGCCCACACGCTTTCGCTATATCCTCAATGCGGGCTGGCACATCGTGGCAGTTGTGGTCACCGACCGTTACCCATTCGCGTGCGCCGAATACCTCGTCTCCTTCATTGAGCGCGCCCGCCGCGACGAATCCGCTGTGCGTGAGTACCGGGTGATTCGGGGTGCAGGCGAGCTCCTTGCCGGAGGCCGTGCGGATGACGACGAGATCTCCGTGATACCAGCGCTGCGTCTGTCCCGTAATCCTGCCACGGGCCGTTACGAGAGTGCCGCCCGGTAGGCACATTGGGTGCCCTGGGGGCGCGTCGTCGCCGCTCGGAAAGTCGTCGTCGAGATCGATCGCGCCCGCGTCTTCGTTGTCCTGGCAGTCGTCGCAAACGTCTTCGCCTGCCGTGGACCATGCCTTTTGCTCGACGACGCCCGACGCGCGAAACGCTGCGAGCTGACCCTGCCCGTGCGCTCGGATGATCTCGGTCCTGGCGATGAGCTCCGCTCGGTCTGCGCCGAATCCGCTCAGCCCATCGATTGTCTCCGCCAGGTCGGCCGCCGACGCGCCGTCCTCGATGCCGTCGGCCACTGCCGAGCGAATCTCATCGCGCAGCGTGTCGGTGATGGCCATCTCCGCATCCGGGTTGTCGACAAGGTTCCCGTCTTCGTCCCAGCTTTTGCCGACGAGTTCAGCGGCGCGGGCTTTGGCCCACTCGACCGCCGCGTCGAACGTCTGATTCGTGATGTCGTCATCGGTGATGCGGAGCTTGGTGAGCGCCTGCTGGGCGCCGCTTCGCGCGATGGCCGTCAGCTGCGTCTCGGAGTCTTTGGCGACCGGCGTCCAATCGGCATCGGCCACCGCCTCGTCTGCGGCGGCGCGAGCCCGCTCGTCTTCGTCCTCTTCCGCCTTGCCCAGCCGCTTACCAAGCCGATCCCCGATGTGCTTCGCAATGGCCCGCAGATCGTGCGTGAGCCGCGCTGTCAGCTCAGCTTCGGCCTGCACCACCGGCGGCGTGTCGTGCGTCATGGCGACGCGGCGGGTGCGCCCAGTAGCTTTTGCGAAACGGGGCGCCGGCGGCTTTCGCCGCTTGCGCCTCCTTCTTCGGCGAGGGCTCTGACGCTTGCTGTTCCTCCGGCGTGGGCGCACTCGCCACAACCGCCTTCGCCTTTTGCTGGTCGTCGTACACGTCGCCGGGGTCCGGCGCGTTGTCGTTGGCGCCGACCTTTACGTAGCCGGTCGCCGTCAAGACGCGCAGCTCGTCGCCGCCGTCGATCGGGTCGAGGCCGAGTTGGTCGCGGCCCTCGTTGATCGTGATGACGCCTTTGCTCACGTACCCCGTGATGACCGTCTCTTGGTCCTTCGGGTCTGCCTGGCGGTCGTCGGTCCACTCGAATTCGAGGCCGCTGTTCGGCCAGAAGCGATCGATGACGTCGAAGTCGATGAGCTCCTTGACCCAGTTCTGCAGCGGAGCAAGCCCCTCCTGCATCGCCGCGTCGTGCGACGTCTCCGCGGTCGCCCGGTTCATCATCGATACGAAGGGCTGCGGTGAGATCGAGAACGCGAAACAGACGATGCGCGCAAGCCACTCGTCCATTTGTCCCGTGAGCTGCGGCTCACGGAGCGGAACGAAGCTCTTGGCCACATCTCCGGGCACGAATCGGATTCGCCGGCGGGCGGCGAGGTTGCCGGCAAGTGCGCTGTCCCAGTACGCCTGAAACTCGCTCACCTGTTTCTGCGTCCACTCCTTCGGGACGGACAGAATGCCCTCTGGCTGCGTGCCCTCGTCGTAGTAGTTGAGCTGAAACAGCGCACGGTGCAGCGCGATGTTGACCGTGAGCGCGATTTGCTCGACGGGCGAGAAGCCGTACATCTTGAACGTACGGTTGACGCGCGGCCGGTAAATAAGGTCTTCCGTCGTGTAGTCGACGGCCGTCATTCCTTTCAGGATCTGCTGGTACGCGGGCGCCGGGGGCTCGGGGGTGTGGCCCCAATCGTCGATTACGCGCTTTAGCGTCGCGCCGTCGATCGGCTCGAGCGCGAGCAGCTTGCCGCCGATCGTTCGGTGTACGTAGACCGCCGGCGCGTCGACGACAAAAAGATCCTCGAGCAGCATCGACAGCCAGCCACCGAACGAGTGCTGGCCGTCGGGCTTCCGCAAGAAGTCCTTGATTTGCTGCGCCACCGGGTCGTCGCCGGTCTTGCTCTTCTTCGCGCCCGCCACGTCCAGTTTGGGCTTGATGCTCCACCCAAGCTTTGCCATCTGGTCCTTGCGCGTCTCGATGACGAGGCGGAGGACGTCGCAGTTCTCGGCGAGGTTGCGCAGCTGCGGGAAGCCCAGCGTGTCGTACGCCCGCGGCGTGACCGCGAGGTTCGCACCGATCGGGTAGTCCCACTGCCTCCCCGCGACCTCGGGCGGCATGATCGGCCGCATCGGATTGAGCGGCCCGAGCGCATCGGCGCCCGTACCGAGGACGATGCCAGCACTCGGATTGCCGGACGCGCCAGAATTCGACCGCATCACGTCGAACGGCACGCCGGGCGCACCGATCGATTGGCCTGCCCCGAGCGGAGTGGATTGCGCCGCCGGCCCGAGATCGCGCGAGCGCGCGCCAGTGGTATTGCGGTTCGCCTTCCAGAGGCTGGCGACGGACGACCAGAAGCCCACGGCGTTACTGGGTGGCTCGCGAGAACTGGTACCAGAAGCCGTAGTTGTGCGTGCCGTTCGGGGCGGTGGTCGGCGTGATGGTCCCCGCCACGAGGTCCACGGTGCCGACGACGTCGTCGGACGTGTCCACGATCGCCTTGAAGACGTTGAGGTCCTGGAATCCGCTCGGAAGAGCGAGGGCAAGCGCGTTGCCGACGCCGACACCAATCGTGGTGACGTTCGTGGTCGTTCCCACGGGCGTCACGCTGGTGACCTTCGCGTACGCGTTGACCGTGGGGAACGTCGTCGAGCTGCCGGCGGCGACGTTGACCGTCTCGGTGACGCTCGCCCCTTGCGGGTTGACTCCTACGATGTTCACGACGAGGTTCGCGACCGCGCCCGAGTAGACGCCACGAACCTGTAGCTTGCGCGGCCAGTGCGGCTGCGCCGCGATCGTCATCGGCGTCCCGCTCGTCGGCGACGCGGCGGCGACGATGGACACGAGCTCCGCGGCGATGGGCGCCTGAATGTACTCGTTCCCCGAGTCGGTGAAGAAGTACGTGTACCCGGCGCGCTGTAGCGGCGGGACGAGCGAGGCGTCGACCGTGACCGAGCCGTCAGCGCCAATCGTGTACTGCAGGCCGGCCGGACCCTGGACTGTTCCCGTCGCTCCCGCGGGAGCGCGCATTACAACGGTGGTCATGTTCGTTTCTTTCTGCCGCGCGGAGCGGCGGTCATTCGTGAATCTGGCTGCGCGTCAGATGCCGCTGTTGCACATTGCCGCGCCGCCTGGGACGAAGAGGCAGCCCGACGTTGCACCTAGGTTCGTGTCCAGGTTGGCGGCGCTGATCGTCGTGTTGCACGCGCCAATCGACGTCGCCGTGGGGACTCCGATGCACGCGACTGTGCCGCCATTGATCTTGGTCGACCCAGTCTGGGTGAATGTCGCCGCCGCTTTGCCGGCGCCGGCTGCATAGGTAAGCCTGGACGCGCCAATCACGTTGATCGAGCCAGGGCCCCACACGATGCTCTGTCCTTGCAGGGACAACATCTGGATGGAGCCGCCGAACGTCGACGTCCCTGAATCGATATAGAATCGCCCAGCGAAGATCGGTTGGGCGCCGAAGCCAAAGAAATTGAAATTACCGCCGACGAGGATCAGATCGCCATCGAGCACGGGGTTGCTCACGACCTGAGCGGCGCCGATCGCGCGATTGAGAACGCCGGCTTCGATAAAGGCGCCGGTCGCCTGGCCCGCCAGGACGCCGCCGCCAATCCACCCACCCTGCATGTCGTCGTTGAAGAAGTAGGCGTCCTGCAGCCCAAGGTTCGCGTCGAGTTCGATAGTCTTGTCGATGCGGCTCTCGTACACGTAGGCGTTCGGCCCGAAGTGAACGTCGCTCACGGCGGCGAGCGGGTGCACCGTCGCAAGCTGTCTGACGATGACAGCAACGTCCGTGCTCGCCGAGACGCCCGTGAAAATGCCACCGACGTCGACGAGGTCGGCGCCGATTTGCGAGCACATCGACACCGAGTCGCTGTTCGCCCACGTGTCCACTACTGTCGCGCTCGTGAACGGCAACGTCGCAATCGGGGCGAGCGGCTGACTGATCGCGAAAACGGTGCCTGACACCACGCGGAAGGCCCACGCATTGGAGGAGTGGGTTGAGTTGCTCAGAAACATATTCGCTGCGCCGCTCGCCCCGATATCCGCTTGCAGGAGTTGCGGCGTCGCGCGGTTTTTCGCCGTGACGCTTCCGATCGTGACGGCAATGGGGGATGCGCAGGTGCTCGTGAGCAGCGCGTAGATCCCGCCGCCGCGCACGATCGGGTGGAAGATCACCGGGTCGTTGGCCGTGGTCTGCGTGCTGAGCCAAGTCAGCGTCGTGAGCTGGCAAAACGTAGGGGAGACCGTTCCCCATCGGCGCACGAGTTCTCGGTAATCAATGACTGGGCCGGAGCCGCCGCTGCCGCAGGTAGCGCTTGTGCCGCTATTGCTGTCCGACGCGCAGCCACTGGAATTCTGTGGGTCGACGTACAGTGACCCAGCCAGTGTGGCGCAGCTGAGCGCAGCCGGTGGCGCGGCCGTGGCGCCGAGCAAGTGCTGCGGCGGCGCAGACGATGGGCCGGACCGCTGACAGCCACTCAGCATCAGCGCTGCGATTGCTACAAAGCGCATCATGATGCGTTCACCCATTGCGTGCCGTCGAAGATCCACGATTGCGCCGCGCCCTGGACCGTGATGGCTGTAGTGCTCACCGTTGCGCCGGAGGTCTGCACGTCGGGGAGGAACGGCGTCCCCACATGGCCGTTGAAATCGACCACTGGCGGCGGCGAACCGGCGGCCCACTTCGACCATACGACGGTCACTTGCCATCCCGGACCCGGCGTCGGCGGCATGCGGCACGTCAGCGACACCTGCGGCCCGCCGCTGTTGTCGAATTCGACGAAATCGCCTTCGCTCGCGACGTAAGGCGTATTGAGATAGCTGGCACTAACGGGCCGCATCGTTCGCTCCGATCCGCACGCCGCTCACGCGCTCACAGTCATGGTCACGTCGTGTTCCGACGCTGTCGCCGCGGTGTAGCTGCCGCGCGACGTCGAGATGCCCCAGGCGATGCCGTTCAGGATGATGGCGCCGTCGAAGATGATTCCGTCGTCGGCGATCACCGCGCCGCCGACGATCAGCTGACCAGGCACGCTCGTTACCTGCGGTGGGATCACCCACTGCGCGAATGGAACGTCGCTCGCCTTCGGGACCGCCGCCGAGTCGAATAGTTGCAGGTACCGCACGGACGCATCTGCGTTGAGGACGGAGATCGCATGCAGGCGCTTGCCTCTCGACGACACAGCAACGCCGCTGACGGCCTGGAAGCTGCTGACCGTCTTCGCGAACAGGGCAACGCCCATGAGTGCCTCACGAGGATTTGCGAAAGCCGATGCCGAGCAGGCCGTCTACGTCGTCCGGGTGCGCGTCGATGCGCCCGTCCTGCACGATGTATCGGCGACCTGAGAGAGAGAAGATGTTGCCCGTGATGTGCGGCGGCGCGAGGAGAGCGACCGCGGCCGCCTCTGGCTTGATGCCGATGCCATCCAGCACTTCGGCGCTGGCAGCCGGCGACGCACTTACGGCGTTCGCCTCCGACGCCATCCAGTCGATGAGGCCCTGTCCGGGCATCTTGACGACGCCGAGGGCGTAGCAGCCCCACACCATCGCGTCCGCGCGATCCGGCGATCTGTCGCCCGTGTACCCCGACGACGAGAACTGAATCAGCTGCGCCTCGAGCTCCGGAAACGAGCCGCAGAAGAACGCCCGCGGCTTCGGCCATTCGTCGGCATCCGACGCGGGCGCCGTGCCGAACAGCGTGGCGACCGGCTCGGCGCGTACATGTTTGCCGCGGCTCGCGGTCACCTCACGAAACGGGACGCTCGGGTCGTAGGTCTCGATGGTCGCCTTGACCATGGCGCCGCCGTAATTGGTCTCGCCGACAACGTGGTCTGCGCCCCACTTGTGGAACATCTCGCACGCTCGAGCGGCCCACCCTCGAGGCCCGTTCGGGCCCATACGTCCGCTCGCGTCCTCGAGCACGTAAGGCCGACCGTGGTCGTCGACGCCGACGACAGCGATCCCGACCTCGTCGGATCGCTTGTCCTCTGGACCGCTGCACCCGCTCGGGTCGACCGCGACGACCATGCGCCCGACGCCGTCCGGCAGACTCTCCGGCGTTGCATCCGCGATCCGCGCACGCTCGATGCTCTCGTACGTCCACAGTGGCTCGCTCGCGCCGGCGCCGAACTGGCCGTCCCAGAATCGCGCCCGCTGCTTGGGCGTCATTCGCTGCAGGCTGCGCTTGTAGTCCTCAGGCAGGTGCGGGTTTTCCCGCGGGTTCATCTGCACGTGGACGTAGTCGTCGGCGTCCTCAAGCGGCTTTCGCGTCGACGGGTCGCGCTTGGCGATCCACAGCTGGTGCGTCCAGTGCCCGACGATCGGCGGGTTTTCGTCGCAGATGGCCTTGCGGTTCAGGCCGAGGTCTTGCGAGAGACGCGTCATCGCGATGTCGTGCGCCGACAGCGCGATCTGACTGCATTCGTTCAAATAAATGGTCGTGTGTCCCTGCCCCAAAATCTTCTCGGTTCGTGCCTTCTCGTCGAGTCCACCGAAGTAGACGCGCCCACCGCCGACGAAGTCCGCATACCAGTCCGTCTTATTGAGCTCGTAGAGCTTCTGTCCTGGCCAGTGGCGCTCGCAGACCTCGGGGAGCGTGCCGTAGATGATCGACGCTTTCAGGTGATTGAAGCGATGGCGCAGTACGGCGTGCGTCGCCTTTGGCGCGGCAAGGGCCCGCAGGACGAGCCAGAGCACGATGAGGTGTGTCTTGCCCGATCGCGAGCCGCCGTAGAGGAGAACGTGCTTCGCCGGCCCGCCCAGCGCCTGCCATGCCTTGCGCTGGAAGGGCTCGACCGCGATCGGTCGGCTCGGCGCCGAGACTGCGGCTGCCATCAGTGCGTCGTCGTATCGCTCGGCGCCTCAGCTTCGGCCGTGAGCTCGGGCGCGGGCTTGGCCTGCAGCCCGATACCGTCCGCCACTTCGTGGGTGACGTGCATGACGACCGCTCCAACACCTTTCACGTCGAGCTTTCTGGGCGCTTCGTAGCCGTTGATCTTCGCGTGCGTCGCGATGGCCTTGATCGCCACGTCGGCCGACTGCACGTCGCCTCGACGTGCCTGCCGCAGAAACGTGCGCTTGATCTGCTGCAGTCCCTCGCTCGCCTCGGCCCGCAGCTCTTCCTGCGTCCGGGCGCCGCGACGCTCGACCGCCGCCCGCCAATCCGTCTGCACCTGCGTGTGGCTGACGCCGACTGCTTCGCCCACCTTGCGGTCCGTCCAGCCTCGCGACTTCAGCGCGAGCACGCGGTCCTGGCGCTCCTGAATCGCTATCGCCGCTGCTACGCGGTCCTTGCGTTTCGGCCTGCCTTTGCGTTCGCCCATCTGGCAACCTTCGCCGCGGCAACTGGCGCCAGACGGCTGGTCGGTCCCCCACGCGTCCGCAGGGTCCCATATACATATGACCCGCGACCTGCAAGACGCTGCACTAACCCGCACACGCGCGAGTCAACGGGCGCGATGCTCGGCCCGATGCTCGCGAATCACCGCATGCAGCGAATTCACCTTCTGGAGCAGCATCCGAAAGGACTCGCGCAGCTCGTGCACTTGGTCTTGCAAATCTTCCGGCGCAGGCGCCCCGAATAGCTCGGGGTGTTCTGCGTACAACCTGCGCCGATTCACCCGCCATGTCCCACCAGGCGCCCGGAACAGCCATAGGCAATGGCTCTCCCCTCGCTGCCTGTCTCGGCCATGCAAGACCATAAGCCGACGCAGCATGGTCCAGTAGCTCACGCCCGATTCGTGCGCGAGCGCCGGGATCGTCGCGAGCGTGGCGAGGCCGGGCGGGGCGCGGAGGGTCATGCTGCGATCCGCCGCCGCTCGCGCGCCCGGACCTTCATGTACGCCGCCAACGCCCCGGCGTAGCTCTCCTCGGCCTCGACGCGCACATCGCGAAACAGCTGATGGTCTTTCCCTGCTCGGTCGCGCGCGAACGCAAGGAGCTCTAGCGGCGTCCCGTTCTCCCGAGGCCGCTGTCGCTTGTGCGCCGTGCGAAGTTTCGTGGAGAACAGGAGCAGCCCCACGAGCGACCCGCGCCTTTGCCGGCAGTCGACGACGTCGACGACGGGCTTTGGCCACCGGCGAGGCGTGTGCACGACGCAGGCAGTCTGCCACGCTGCCGGCTGCTCGGCCCGCAGGCACGCGACTTCCGCGGTCACGCGGCGTATCCGGTCGTAGTCGCCAAGCATCTCCGAGATCCAGCGGCGCCCGTGCTCGAGGGCGCTGCGCTTGTCGTCCCAGACGCTGACGCCGCCCCCCTCGAACGGCGAGGCGCGCAGGCCCCAGATGCCGCCGGCGTCGGCGAAAAATAGGTCGAGATCGTCCTGAGCTTTGCAGCGATCGGGGGTGGGGATCATCGCTTACTCCGTTTCGATCGTGGCGCATCCGAAGGCAGCAGCGACGGCGCCACAAATCGGTTGGTCTGCAGGTATTCTTCTACAGTCTGCCAGTTTGGAAGCACGGCCGGCTCTGGCGTGTTCATGATCGCCTGAATGCTCACCATGGCCTCAGACATCGAGGTGCACGCAGACTTCGCGGCCGCCATCAACTTGCTCACCCTGTCGGAGTGCAGGTGAATACGGTTGTGGACGAGCTCAATCACCAATCGCTTGAGGATGGCGTTCTCGTTCGAGAGCCGCACGACCCTCCCCTTGTCCGATTCCTTCATCGCTTCCCCCGCTGCATTCGCGACAGCTCCGCATGAAGCCGCGTGCTTTCGTCCTTCAGGCGCTGGCACTCGTCGGCGAGGGCGTTGGCGCGCGAGCGGTCGGGCTCCGGAAACGTCACGGTGACCGGTCCCGTCAGTCGACCTACGAGCCCTGGCTGCGGTCGGCGCTGTTCGTACTCCTGGATGACCGCGGCGGCGATGCGATTCCAGATCTCGCGCACGTTCGGGAACGCCGAAGCCCACGACAGGCCCTTATGCAGTTCGTTCGCCCACGCCGCCTCATACGCAATCTGCCCGTACGACTCCTCGACCACCCGATACTCTTCGACCGTCATCGTTGCCTCCTTCCGGTTTCTCACGCCGCAAACCGTCCCACATACCCACGCCGCTCCATCGCCGGCCGACGTTCCTCGCCGCACGCCCGCGGTCCGTCGACGATCTGCTCTGGCTTCGCGCGCGCGGCCCTCGCGCAGCATTCCTCCTCGCTGCCGTAGTGCACGCTGCCGATGCCGGCGACGCGCAGCGATAGGGTCCACTCGGGGTCCGCCGGGACGCGACGGTCAGACATCGACGTCCCCCAGCATCACGATCCGCACCTGCGCGGGCTCCCACTCGATCCACGAGCAGTCGCCCTCCGCCGAGAGCCCCATGCCGCCGGTCCCGCTCGTGACGAGGTCGGGGTCGAGGGGCGCCAGCGTGGGCGGGGCGTAGGGGCGGCGGACGGTGACGCCGAGCAGAGCCGCGATGACGCCGGCTACACCCGCCAGCAGCCCACGCCGTCCAACTTGATCGCCTTTGGACAACCTTGGACACCAGGTCGGACACCGCTCATTACTCTTTATTTTCCTTATTTGTCCAATCTGTCCAAGGAAAGAAGAAGAAATAGAAGATGGGGGATGATTACGAATTTCTCCAGAGGTCCTGTGACCCCCCCAAGGACGGACGGACAGATAGGACTTTTCGACGCAATTATTGGTTTTCATTGTGCTTTCCGTGTCCAACCGCATTTTCAGGCATCAGGCAGCTCGTAGATCCACGGCCGCGCCCCCGACTCGCTGATCCTCCGCTTTGACCACCCGAGCCGATGAATCATCACCTGGCCGATGCGAACTTCGGCGCTCCGCGTCCAGTCGCGCGCGTGCATTTGGAGCGCATGCTCAAGCAGCTCCGATACGCGCGTCTGGCGAACGCCCGTCTTCTGCAGGTACGCCCGGATCTTCGGCTCCCAGGCGTCGCCCGGCATCCGGGCTTCCTGCGACTCGCTCATGAGCGCCCGCTCGGCATCGCTCTGCGGGTACCAGGGGCGCCCCTCGCGGTACTCGTGCACCGCCTCGGCCCAGAGCTGGTCCCGGTCCCTCTGGAGCGCTTCTAGGTCAATCCTGCCGCAGCGAATGGGGAAGTAGCGCCGGGCCCCCGTGGGGTCGCCGAGATACTCGACGAGGTTCGTCGTGCCGACGAAGATGCACTGACGCAGCTCGTCGGTGTCATGCCTGGCGTACGCCCGCCGGAACCTGTCCTTCGAGCTCGCAAAAAACGCCTTCGACCTCGACGGTTCGGCGCGCATCAGCGAGTCGAGCTCGGCGAGCTCCACGAACCAGCAGCCCTGGATCGCCGTGTAGGCGTCCTTCGAGTTGAGGTCGATCGGCGTGTCGTTGAACCAGTCGCCGGCGAGGACGCGTAGCGTGCTCGATTTCCGGATGCCCTGTCCGCCCTCGAGGATGGGTACCGTGTCGACCTTGCAGCCCGGGTCGTAGATGCGCGCGACCGCCGAGATGAGCCACCAGGCGCCGACGAGGCGCGCGTACTCGCCCGGCTCGGCGCCGAGGTATGTCGACAGCCACTGCGGCAGGCGCGAGATGCCATCCCACTCGCAGCCGTCGAGGTAGTCACGCACGGGATTGAAGTCGTGCCTGCGCGCCACGACGCGCACCGCTCGGTCGCAGACGGTCACGTCGGGGTCGAACGCGTCGCGGTGGAAGCGGCGACGCAGCCATGCCGAAAGGCGCGTGTTGTCCTCGTCGGTCCAGTAGCCGAGCGGCGTCGTCGGCCGCTGGTACTCGTCCCACGGCGGGTCGTGTAAGACGATGCGCGCCCGGAACGCGTCGTACCGGATGCGCCCGATCCACTCGGGGCAGAGCTGCAGGATGCGGATCACGTTCTCGGCGTGGCTGACGAGCTTCGGGTTGCCTTTTCGCGTGTCGACGTAGAGCAGCTCCGCGCGCCAATCTGGCTCCGGGGGCGGCGGAGGTGACGGCGGCGCAGGGGGCGTTCCACCCGGCGGCTGCTCGTCGCCTGCGGCGGGCGCCGGGGGCTGGGCAGGCCGTGCGCGGCCGCCGGCGATCGAACGCAAGAGCGGCCGGTCCTGGATGATGACGGGTCGTTCGGCGTTCTTCGCGTCGGTCCATTTGTGCGCGAGCTCGCGTTCGGTCCACGGCGGCTCGCATCGCCGGTTGTATTCGCAAAGGAGCCCCCAGCAGTACGATTCCGGTAGGCCCTTCACGAGGTAGCCCGCTAGCGCGCGCGCGGCCGCGAACGTCTGATTGTGACCGCCGCTGCCCGAGATCGCGCTCGGGATCTTGGCGAGGTACGCCGCGGCCCGATCGTAAAGCACGTTCGGATCGGACGGCAGCGCGGTAGGCATCACGCCAGACGTCGGCTCGACGCGGCGCTTGCGGATGCGCGCGAAGATCTCGTCCGGCAAGGTCGCGATCGGCGCCATGTTCGTCCAGCGGTACACGCCCCCCGAGGCGTGCCGGCTCGGTGCGGCGACGAATTGGCCGTGGGCTTTGACGTCGACGCCAGGCTCGACGCGCCGATCCGAGATCGCGCCGGCGTCCTGGTCGGCCGCCAGCCGATAGATGTAGTGCGCCCCGACGCCGCTACCAGACTGCTGCGTCAGTGTCGGCGGCAGGTCCCAGGTTGCGACCGTTGCGACACCTTCGGCGCCGTCTGCGTCGATGAGCACAAGCCCGCTCGGCTCGACCGACACGCCAATGTTGCCGTGGTAGCCGCGGAACCGGTCGCGCACGGCGTCGACGTCGAGCGAGGCGCGCGACTTCCAGTCGTCGCCGATCGGGTGCTTGCCGGGCGTCCGGCACTCGGGGCCGAGCCGGCAGACGCATGTACGTGCCGAGGTCAGACCGTAGATCTGAATCGGCGCCATCCCGGCGGCGACGTACAGGTCCGCCGCGAGCGCGACGGGCGTATCGTCCGCCGGAAGCGAAAGCAGAGCGCCGGAAGCAAGCGTCATCACCGATCGGCCCCTTCCTCGGCTCGACGTCGAGCCGCGATCGCGTCCTCTGCAGAACGGACGACAGCGTAGAATCCGCCCGCCGCGCGCACGACGTGCGCCCAGAGCTGCTGCTCTTTGGTGAGCCGACCATCCGGAGTCTTGACCTCGAAGCCGCAGAACCGGCCGCGGATGCACGCGACGAGGTCCGCCCCGCCGACGCCCAGGCCGTAGCGGACGCCGCGCGTCACATCGACGCCGGTCGAGTTACGCCAGCAGGGGCCCACCGGCGCGATGACGGCGCGGACTTCGTGCAGGATGGGCGTCTCCCGGGTCATGCGACCGCCCCCCGTCGTCCCTCAAGCGCAAGCTCGGCCCGCCGATA